GTTTTCAATTGCCCGGCTCGTGTCGCGCCAGGGCGCGGAAACCTGACTCATAATCCGGTTCCAGTCCTTCGCCATCTCCACCGGATCCCAGTCGATAAGCGTATGTTCCATCAGGCTGTAACCGGAAGCGCCGAGGCGCGTAAGCTGCTCGACTACCGGCATGCCACCGCCGCCGAATGATTGGCCGAACCCTATGTCTACGAAGGTTTCGATAACAGGCCCGAGCAGGAACACGCCTCCCACGGGACCGAGTACCATCATGGCCGCCCACCGCTTTAGCAGCCGTTCTACTTCTTTGTCGGGGCGGTCGCGGAACTTGCCAACTACCGTCGACTGCAATGCCATGCCAAGCATATACAAGCTCGGGATAACAACGTGATTGGCGAGCAGTACATTGCCGATCTGCCGTTTAGCTCCAGGTGTGCCCGCCGCTACCTCACGGAACGCACGCTGCTCCCAACCGTACAACTGCGTCAGCGGACCGGTGTACATCATGATCCACTTCCCCGCCTCTTCCCTGCTCAGCATCTCAATCGCGGTTGTTGCTGTCTGTGCACTGCCCTGCGTATGATGCACCAGCCAGTTCGCCCAGGTCATCGCTCTTTCGGCGGCATGCTCAGGCGTGAGCCCCTGCCCGATGAGGTCTTTCTTGCGCGCCTCGTACAGGCCCGGCACAACAAGAAACGTCGCGCCCTGGATGCCTGCCGACTGCACGACCATGCCGAGCTGCAGGAACCGCGTCAGCGGATCTGTTCCGTGCATAGCGTTGTCCACAGCTTCGAGGTAGCCGCGCGTTGCCCACTGGCGGAATGATGGGTTCTTTTTCATCTCGTTGACGATCTGCCGCCAGCGCTTGGGGTGCGCAATCTGCCATGCAACCGCTTTCGCGCTGTTCATTGCGCCGGCCGCCATAGGCACACCGCCGACTGCGCAGAGTTGGCGGATGCCGGAGCCGACATTGCCACTCATTACTGTAAGCGTGCTGATGCCGCGCACCCTTGAATGCACTTCATGGCCTGCGGTGCCCTTGTCGAAGTTGCGGCCGCGCACGACTTTTGTGATGTATTCCAGCAACTGTGCTGCGCCCTTTTTGCCGATGCGCGATTCGATCGCGCGACGCGTGTCCGGATGCCCGAACACATAGCGCATATCCTGCGCAAGATCGACGTGACTGAGGAACCGCGCGTTCCGGTCGGCATACAGATGGTACAGTCCGACAACACTGGCGGTTTCGTCAAGATCCCAGTTGTGCCGGCGCCGTTGTTCGAAGGTTTCCGGCGCGAGTTGCAGGGTGTAATGGAACTCGGCGAGCCCCGCCGCTTCGCGTGCTACCTTGCCCGGATGATAGAGCGCGTCCGGGGAGACGACGGGGACACCGTTTACGTCCACGCTCTTGGCGGAAATCTCCGGGCGGTTGTCGTGATAGGACTCACGCAGCCAGTCCAGGAACTTCAGATCTTGCTCGGAAACCGCCGCCTTCAGGTCGGCCAGGTATGTTCCGGCGCGGTCGAACTTCTCTGCGTTGCGCGCAAAGTGCTCCTGATCGAGCATCGCGATTATCGCCAGCAGGTTCGAGTGCGACAGTTGCACGCGGCCTTCGGGATTGCGCGAGAACTGCTGTAACGTTGCCAGCGGCTTTTCCAGATCCTTCAGCACTTTCTCAACGTCCCAGTGCCCGTATATCTCTTTAACAGCGGCGGCAATGGCCTCACGCGTTCGCCCTACATAGGCGTGGTAGGCATCGTGTGACTCCTGAATCTGCATCGACAGGTTCATGATCGCGTCAACTGCATCTTCGTGCAGGTCGCCCTTGGCGAAACGTACAAGATCACGCATCCCTTGATAGAAGTCATAGTTGCCGCGTGCCAGCTTTTTCAGCCCCGCTTTCAAACCGTCCTGGCGACCGACCAGGGGTGCTGTGCGTACGGCCGCCGCAATCGTTTCGCGGATCGGTCCCATTCGGTCGCGTCGGCGCTGACGTGCTTCGGCAATCGCCGCGACACCCTCGTCATAGTCACGCTGCAGCTCATCGAGTGCCTGCCGGATGTCCGCCGGAGACCGGTGCCGGATGGCGCCGTACTTCGCAAGTGCGCGCATGGCCTCGTCTATCGCGTCCGCCGGGTCCATCGCGAGATACACCGGATCGGTCGCGAGCCCGCCGGAAATCAGTCCGAGCCGTTCGCGCAGTGTGTCGGCGTCGATCTGCCCGAGATCCCATTGTTCATCGAGCGCGCGCAGGGTGTCGAGCAGTTCCTTGCTCTTGACTTCGCCCACCTTGTACACGGACTTGACCAGCCGCAACCATGCCTTGGCCGCGGGCTCGATCTCGCGCTTGATCAGTTCAGTGCGTGTGCTGCCCTTGCTCTTCACGCGCTTCAGCTTCAAGAGTTTGTCAATGCGTTTGACAATGACGTCGGCGTCCGCCTTTATTGCGGCACGACTCAGCCAATAGGCGAGTTGCGACACGCGCCGGCCGGCGCCGGCGACCGTCGGCGGCTGAAGTTCGAGTCTTCGCAGAGCATCGACGATCCATTCCCGCTGTGCTCCGTGTGGCACGTGTTCCCAGGCAGCACCGCGCAGCAACCGCGCCCAGGTGACCGCGATCTCCTTGCGCAATACCGGATCCGTGTTGCCGTTGCCGCGGACCTTGTAGCCTTCGGCGGTAAGCTTCGCCGCTGCACGTTCCGCAATCGTCTGCTTCAGCGCCGCCAGGTCCACCGGGTCGCTCGGCAGTTCCGCGGGCAACGGTGCCAGCGCTACGTCCTCTTCGGCGTGCTCCGCGGCATCGAGCGTGGCCGCGTCGAACTCGTCTGCATCGGCCGCGTCGTGCTTCGCGTTTTTCTCCGGTTGTGCCTCTTCGGCTTGCGGTGCATGCGCCTTCTTTCCCGGCGGTACCCAGGTATCGACCACGTCGGCCATGCGCTGAGACAGGTTGCTCTGTCCGGCCGCTGCGAGTTCGGCATCCGACAACCCCGGGCGTGAGGCGGCCAGTGCTTGCACGCGCTTGCGCTTCCACATCTCAATTTGCCGATACGCGTTTTCTATCTGCCGTTGCTGTGCCGCGCCCGTGTCGGCGGCCGTGTCCATCCCGCTGGTAAAGGCTGTCCGCAGTTCCTTCGTGAGCAGTGCATCGAGAATGTCTTCGTCCCGCGCCACGTCGGCACGCTCGGCGCGGAACCCGTCGGCTATCGCCTTCGCTTCGTCCATGACCGCGGCGGCTGAGGTGCGCGGGAGCCCAAGCGCTTCCAGACGGTTGCCGACAGCGCGCACACCGAGCGGCCGTGCGTGCAAGTCGCGTTCGGCGAGTACCAGCGCTACCACGCGCTCACGTGCGCCGACAGACGGCGGGGCGCTGGCTTCAGCGTCTCCGATGTCGAACCGGATGTCGTCACCAGCCTGCGTTTCCATTGCCGCCTTGACAGCGTCCGTGAATTGCTGTATCTTCCCATTGAAGCCCGCTAGCGGATCGTAGCCCGGCGTGGTCTCTGACGAGGTCGGCTGCACCTTTAACCATGAAGCGGGCTTCACTATTTCTACCGCCTGCACCAGGTACAGCCTGGTCCCTTGCCCTGACTGCCTGAACTCCTTGGCCATAATCTTGACGTGCAGTACGTCGCTGTCGAAGGGCATCGGCACACTGAAATGGTGCAACGCCTTCACTGTCGGGTCATTATTGCGATCAGAACGTGTTAAACGCGGAATCGCCACCGGAAACAGTCGGTCCAGATTGGCCACGGCCTGCATGTGCGCCTGCGGAGATATGGACTGATCGACAGCGCTCCGACTCAGCATCTTGCCCAGGGAACTCCCCGACACTGTTGCCACGATGCCCGTCTCCCGATTGTGCAGCGGCTTGTTCAGGAACTCTGCTGCCGCACTGCGCGCCATGGTCGAGCCGCGCGCGTATCGCATGGAACCAACCAGGCGGCGTGCATCGTCCTCGATGCTGAACAGCGTCCCCTGCCCCGGTCCCGTGCCCCCGAACAGGTCGCCTTGCTGCTGAACGCCGCGGCTTGGCGTGCGGTCGGCCATCTTCGCCGCCGCGTTCAGCGTGCGCGTCAGGTCGTCATAGGCCGCCTGCGGATCCGTGATCGCACCGGACCGCGCCTTGGCAATGGTGTTGCGCGCTTTCGCCTTGGCCCAGTCCGGGAGCTTCGGCATGTCGAGCACACCCGCGGCGTACTGTTCAAGGCGCTTCAGCCCTACGTCACCCAGGAGCCCGGCAAAGGTGCCTTGCGCGTCGGCGTCGATGCTGAACAGTGTATGCGACTCTACATCTTCCCCCTTGAGGAACCGCTGAAGCTCACCAAGCGCGCGCCTGGCCTTACTGCCGTCTACGACCTCAACGTAGTAGCGCTTCATGTCCTTCCGCTCGCCGTCCACCCAACCGCCGTCTGCGAGCACAAGCTCCGCGGCCTGGCGTTGCTTGCTGGACAATGGCGCTTCGGCGCTGACCATGCCCAGGTTGGCATCAATACGAAGAGCACCCATACGCAGAAACTTGACCATCGGCTCGTTGTAGCCCTCCGCGCCGTCATAGTCGATCTCGCGGTGATCCATGTAGCGCACGCCGCTATCCCCGCCGTCACGTTTTCCGCTGAAGTCCAGCATTCGGCCGTCCGGCAGGACATAGCCGGCTTCGCGAATATCTTTGGTCAGCCCCATGTTTTTGACGGCGCTTTTGAAGACTGCGGCAATCTCGGCTTCGGAAAAGGTCCGATCGTCCCCGATGTCGAAGCGGGTAACTCCCCCCGCATCCGCTTCGTGTCGTGCGACCATCTCTTCGGCATCGTCCATTTCGTCGGCCGTAGCCCGGCCAACTTCCTCTTCCGCTGCGACAATGGCACTGCCGTCATGCTGCCGCACAATGCCGTCGGCGGTGACAATGCTCCCGTCGGCGCGCTTCTCGACAACAATCTCTTCCTCGCCGTCCGGCCCCGTGAATGCGTCACCTACGGCAAGCTCGCGTGCTTCGACCACGCCCGGCTGCCCCGACGTGTCCGGCACCTCGAAGTCCGCGGCCTTGCCGACGAACAGCCGTGCAACTTCGGCAATGTCGGTATTGTCCTCACTCAGCCCGAGCCCCGGATACTCGCGGGCGATAAGCTGTCCGGCCTGATCCCAATTCATGCCGTGTGCGGAGTTGCCGGTGACGTAGCGCGGAGAAAGGTTGATACCGGCGTCCTTCAGTTCACGTCGATCGGACGGGGTGAGATAGAGCTTGCGCACCGCATCGCGGGCAAGTTGAAGCTGGTTAGACGGGGTGAATGCCGCATGTTGGGCGGGCGCCGATGCCGGAATAGGCGGCGGTTCCGCGCCCGTCTGCGGTTCTGCCAGTTGTGGTGTGCGTTCGACACCGGCCGCGCGTAGCATGGATACCGCGATTTCCTCAAGGTCCGCGTCGGTCAGCGTCAGCGGCACACCGGCCTTCTGCGCGAGGGTGCGCAGCAGCTTCCCGATCGCGCCTTTCACGGCACCCCATATGCCGGACTGCTTCGCGTTCAGCGCCTGCGGCCCGTCGGTCGCTACCTTCTCAGCCAGGCGCGCCAGGTATTCTTCAGCCGATACGCGCATTGCCTTTTGCGGATCCGCGCGAGTCTCGTCTGCAGTCATACCGGTCTTGTCGATCAACCCCGCCAACGCTTCCGGGTCAATGGACCGCTGCACCCAGTCGAGGAACGCATCGCGCCCGGCCGTGTCGGCGCCGAAGAGTCCGCTGAGGCCTGCGTGGCTCTGCTCGTGCGCCCACTTGCCCACAACGTACCGGACCACGTCGCCCTGAATGGCGTCCCCGACAATCACCTGTTCGCCGGTTGCCGTGTCGAGATAACCGCGGATGTGCTGCCCCTCCTGGAGCCGGGCCTTGTAGGCGGCAGGAATCTCGGCTTCCGAGATAACGCGCATCTTCCGGGCCGCCGGGTTCAGCGACTCAAGGACAGCAAGGACGCTGCGCACCTGCTCGACAGGGCCGGGCTCAGCTGCGGTATCGGCTGCCGATTCCGCGGTATCCGGTTCGGCGGAAACCGGCGCGACTGCAGCATCATCGACAACCGGCGGTTCTGCCGTCTCGACGCCTGCCGCGTCCTCCTCAACCGCCGGGTGTTCGTCGAACCACTGCCGATCCTCCTCCATTTGCGTTTCGATCTCATCGGCCATCGCGGCGATTTCATCGGCCGTTACACCGTCCGGATCAATGGCGCCCACATCGTCCGCTGTGTCCGCTGCGGCCACGTCCGCCGTGATGCCGACGAACCGGCGTGCGGCCATGTCGCGCAGGCGATTGAAGTACACGCCCAGACTGCGGGCTGTGCTCTTGTCGTTGCCGGGCACCGGCCGCGACAGAGCTTCGTACTGAGCCCGCGCCACTACCGAGCCCGCGTCGGCGGCCTGCTTCAGTGTGCCCATGTACCGTTTTTGGTGCGATTCGAGGTCGGCAAGATGTTTGGCGTTCGCCGCGTCGAACGCCGAGCCTACTATCGCGCTTTTCCCGCCCAGCAGCAGTGTAGCGACGGCCGTGTCACGCGCTTCCGGATCGCCCCCGGGAAGCAACGCGCGCACCGTGTCGGTAGGCAATAAGCCGAGGGAAATAGCACGTCCGGCAACCACAGCCGGAAGCGCGTCGTTCTGGATGGTATCCTGTTTAAGCTCCTGTTCAGCCTGGAAGTAGCCTGCAGCCGATGCACTCAGCACGCCCGACGCGCGGAACCCGGCCTTCCAACCCCTCACGCCCGCCACGCCCGCGCCAGCGCTCAGAAGGTCAAACGCAATATTCATCGGCAGCGTGGTCCAGAACACTTTGTCGGCCCCATCGCGCGCCAGCCGTTCGTCATGCGTCGCACTGAGCGCCTTACGGTAGCCGATAGCCGCACTCATCCCGGCTGCGTTCAGAATGAACCCCTGCATGTCTTCCGGCAGCGCCTCGACCGCGCACAGCGCTTCATCCTGTGCGTCTGTCAGACGCACGCCACCGCCCCCGGTTATGTCCGTCATGGTCTGGCCCGCGTTCCACGCGCTTTCAAGCGTAGAGCTGGCCACTGCGCCCATCGTGTACTGAAGCATCGGCGATGCGACTCCGAACGCTTGGGCTATACCGGCGAACGCCCACAGTTCCCCCAGGAACACGGCCATACTTGTTCCCGTCTGTGGCATGGTGCTGGTCCAGAACTCTTGGCTCACGTAGTATTCCCATGTCCCGCTCTTTTCGCGGACCCCCCGTGCGGTCACCGGCAACGGCCCAAATTGTCTGTTTGCTTCTCCGGCCAGTTCCGTAAGCCGTGCCGCCGCCTGGTTGAACCCGAGCGCGTACAGCGCGTACTGAGGTTGACTGATCAACGCGCTTGCCACCGTGCCCATCGCGCCACGAAGAAAGTTCTTGTGGCCGCGGTAGGAGACCGGCTTGCCCTGCCGGTCCCATTCGTTGCGCCGCTCGACCTCTTCCGGGCTCAACCCGCCGCCCATCTTGTAGATGTCCTTGACGGCACCGGCGACCGTCTGCACAGCAAGCGCGGGAATCTCCTGGGTCGCGTCCTCGCCGACGACAGCGCCGGCAACCGTGCGCACGACGTCGCCGGCCTTGCGGACGTTACCGGCGAGTATGCCGGGCAACCGTGCGCCGAACGACGGGCCTTCCGGCTCCTTCGGCACGCGCGGAACAAACGGGTCTTCCTCATGCCCCGTCAGCGAGAGCATGCTGCGATAGGCGTCCGCTTCGGAGCGATCCGGGCCGAACCACTCGCGCAGGTACAGGTCGAAATCGCCCTGCACCGCTTCAATAGGCTCGGCAAACCGCGAGGCAAGGAAGTGCTCCATCGCCCGGTGACGCTTGAACTGCACGGGATCGTCGGACGCGTTGGCTTCGTCTTCAAGCACGCCATAGGGATCGGGTCCGAAGAAATCACCGAGGATCAGATTCAGCGCCTTGCCGTGATCAATCGGGCCGGACGGCATGGTGCCGGACGGAAACGCCAGGCTCCCGCTTCCTGGCTGGACGGCCAGTGCGTCGAAGCCTTCCGGCGGCGGCAGGACATTCGGGTTCACAAACCCGCTGCCGGTCCCAAGCAACCCCGAAGCAACACTCTCTTGATCGAACACGCTCACTGTTGCGTCCTCACTCGCTCTACGGCACGATAAACCGCGCGGGGGAGCGCTAAAACGGTACGGGTGAACGGCAACCCCATGCCGTCCGCTACACCTCTCATCGCCGTCGCAGACCGGACCTTCAGCGCGGCGGCCTTATCACTTGCCAGGTGCAGGCGCAACGCCGCCTCGAACTCTTTCGGCGACACATCGGTGCGCTTTGCGTTCTTCCGCAGCCAGTCTTGGCGGAACCGCTCAGCCTCGACGAACAGCACGTCGGCCTCACGCCGCTGCTCGACCAATGCGTCCATGTCGGCAATGGCCTGTTCCGCCTCCTTGCCGCCCTTCGCGAGATTCTTGCTGACTGCATCGATCTGCGCTTGCCACACGTCTTCAGTGCGGTCAATCATGTTGTTGCCGGAGCCCCGCTCCAGGTGGCGATTCAGGAAGTAGTTCATGTCAGCGAGGCCGTTCATCGCGGTTGCGGTTGCCCGGTCGAGTTCCGACACCTTGCCACCGACGATCTGCTCGATTTCTCCCGCGACCTTTCCGCGTACCCCCAGCGTGCCGACCGTTTCGTCTTCAGCCAGCTCCGTGAGCTTACGCCGGTAGCTGTCGGAAGTCTCATGGCCGGCAGCAAAGCGCAGCCGTAGATCGAGCAGCCGTGTATCACCCAGGTGTGTGCGCGCATCCTGCCGGCGCCGGCCCTCTTCGCTTACCATCTGTTCAGTTTCTTTGAGCCACAGAGAACGAATCCGCTGGACCTTGAGCTGATATTCCGGCGGCATGTCCGGAGTCGCTTCAAGTTGCCCGATGATCATGTCGGTATTGAACTCGCGCTCTCGCGGGCTCATGCCGTCCCCGATCTGCTGCATCTTCAGCAGGCCGCGGTTGATCTGGTCATCCCAATACTCGTTACGCGCTTGTTCGATGGCGGCCGTCTTCGACGATGCGCGCCCCTCGATGCGCTGTGTCCACGCGTCCACCGCGTCAGAGCCGAGCACACTGCCGTATTCCCCGAGCACTTCGAGAGCATGCACCCGGCGCTTTGCGACCGTTGCCTCATCCTGATCGGCGGCCATGTCGGTAAGCACACGGTTCAACCGGGCCGTGCCGATGTCCGACTGAAGCGTGTCCATTTCAGATTCCACGACTTCCGGAGCCTGCCCACGCAAGCGGTCGCCCATAGACGCGAGGAACGGCGCAAGCGCGCTCTGAATCTCCTCCTCCGTTTCGGCGCCGGCTGCTGCTTCAACTGCCGTAACGCGCAGTGCCTTGTACGCGTTTTCCGCTGCTGCGTCATGTTCGCGTGCCGCGTGCCCGGCCGCCGCGCCGATCACGCGCGTTCGCAGTCCGCCCCAATGCACGTCGAACCGCTTCTTTGCATCCGGAGACAGGCTTCGCACAGCGCCGTCATACGTCGCCGCAAGCGTGCCCTCTGCCGCCTGAACGGCCTGGGTTGACGCATCGAGGCCGCGCAGCTTCGGCAGCTCGCCGGCCTGCCAGCGCGTCAACGCTTCCTGTGCACCGGCATACGCCGTCTGCGCAGCATAGGTATCATCTTCGGCCTGTTTAACGCGAACCTGACGCATCAGCGCAGTGCCGACACCAGTTGCCGTGGCGCCTGCCTGCGCGAGCGCACCGGGAAGCGGGTTTGCGGGCATCTGTATGTTCTGCGTCACACCGGGAACCGCCGCCGGGCCGATCTGCCGCTGATAGGTCGGTACTGTCGGCATCGCTGTCCTACCCTTTCGCCATCTTCAGTTCACCGAACCCGGCCAGCAGCGAGCTTCCGGTATTGACCAGCCCCGCGCCAAGCACATTACGCCCCTGACGTTTGTAGAGCTTCGACGTTGTGCGCGCATTCGAGCCCTGGACGCCATAGCCCCACTGTTCCACGGCCTGGTTGTACTCGCTCATCGCGATATCTTCGGCTGCGAGCCCCGCGGAGTTCGATTCCCACGCGGCAGGTGAGCCGCTGCCGAGCTGCACATTGCCCGCAGCGTAGGTTGTGCGCCCTGCGCCTATGGCCTGCGCCAACTGACGCCGGATCAGGTTTCGTTCAATCTCGCCGCGGTGCGCGGCGTTTGCCGCCTGGTACTCTGCGATCAACGCGTTGTTCCCGGCCATGTCAGCTTGAAAGTCAGCCGCCTGCTTCGCCTGCACCGCACCGCCTACGCCACCGGCCAATGATCCCAATGTCCCGAGTTCGCCGAACAATCCGCCCAACGAGAACGCACTGGCCGCGCCACCTGCCACGGCCGTGCCGCCGCCTATCCCGCCAATTGCACCGCCACCGGCCGTAAGCGCACCCCCGAGCGTCGTCATTCCGACAGCGTTAAGCCCCATGCCAGCGCCGACAGCGCCAGTCCCGACGACTGTGCCGACAGCACCGGCCGTTGCCGAGGCTGCACTCGCAATCGCAGTGGTAATCGCCGTCATCGTAATCGGTTCACACATGACTGTCTCCGTCGAATACAAAACGCCGGAACGGCATCTTGAACGGTCCGTAGGGCTCCGGCTCATCGAGGGTCGCCCCGATATGCTCAAGCCAGTGCACGGCGGCTGTGTGCCGCACATCGACGTAATTGACCAGCTCATTGTACTCGCGCAGCCAGCTTTTCAGGATCAATCGCGGTTTCCGCAGCAACTGGCGCCGGCACTTGCGAATCAACACGTCGGTTGCCACGAACCAGGGCACACCGACAGAGGCCAACTGTGAGCCTGCCCTGGCAACACCGCACGCACCTTCAGCACGGCCGTCCACCATGATCGTCCATGCTTCGCCGCGAAGCCGCACGCTCCGCGCCAGTGCCAGGACCGGCGCCAAGCCGCTTGCCGCAACCAGTTCATTCCGGTCGGCATCGCGCAAGCGTGAAGCAACACGCCGAATGTCATTACGCATCACAGGAACCAGAACAACGTGTGCGTTACTTCCCAACACTCACCTCCGGAGTAATAGCCAGAATGGTCAGCGCATGCGGCGTAGTCGTACCGATGCAGAGGCGGCCGTGTGTATTCCAAGCAGGCGGCACCGGCAACCTTTGGTCACCGTCCTTGTAACTGCCGACCGCGCCGACTTCACCGGTGCCAAGGTAAATGCTCGACATCGCATCGACTGCCTGCCCGAGTTCCACGGCACGGGTCTCTTTGAGCTTCAGGTTAACCGCGTGGATCTTCTTGCGCTTGCCCTGAACGGTCGGGTCAAGTTCCAGGTCGAGCGTTTCCACATAAGACGTGAACGGCAAGCCGACATGGACATAGGCGCCACCATGCGTTCCGGTGATGGTGATTTCCCCGCCTGTGACCGTATGCGTTTCGACGCTGCCGTCACTGGTCAGCACCGCCGTTACGACCATGCCTTCGAGGTGATCGAGGCCGGCGAGCGTCTGTCCACCGACAGCGTTCGCGGCCAGCACGAACGAATCCAGGAATACCGAATCCTGATAGGCCCAGACCCATGACACGAACTCAACATAATAAACCGTGCTCGCATCCGGGAGCGTGCGCTTGGCCAGGAAGTAATCCTCCCGATGCCCGTTAGGGTCCATCGAGCCGACCGCTTCGACCGACGCAGTCATAGCCGCCCCGGTTGCGCCCGAGGTGCCGGCGCCCAGATCGTGCCGATGCCATGCGTACACGTCATGCTCGGCGAGGAATGTGAAGCCCAGGAGCACACCATCGTCTCGAACGCACCAGACAATGCCATCCGGTGTGGCCGTGTGCGTCCAGCCGGTCAGGTCGGATGTGAACAGATGTCCGGCGAGGATGCTCATGTTCGCGCCCGTCTGAGCGTCGGCAGCAATATCGTAATGAAGATCCCGCACCTCATCGGCATTACGGACCACGTACAGAACAGAATTCCCGATGGTCAGCGGCGGCATGTGATTCGCGCCGACGTAGGTCTGTGGAATCATGCTGATTGAAGTCGGCGTCAATGCGGCCAGCTCCCCGCCCGCCGTCACGCTCCAGACCGAACCGGCCGTGAACACGATCAGCTCGCGCAAGGGAACTATGGCCCGAATCTCATCGACCTGGAGCGCCGCAATGGTTGCCTCAATGCTGTCGTCGGCACGCAACGGCAGGGACAACCCGAAGTTCTGGAAGCTCCCGGTACGACTGGCCCAAACAGTCGCCGGCTGATTGTCGGTACGCGCCAGCCAGAGACGTTGCTGGTGGATGCTGCACGTGCCCGGGTAATCGGAGGCGGCTTCGAACAGTTCGACCTGTTGCGGTGGCCCCACGGACGTATTCGGGCTGATGTTGTCATCTTCGAACGCAGTCGATGTCCCGGACACACAGAACCGCAGTTCCGCAACCTGCCAACAACTGAAGTCCGGCGTAGCGTTGCACAGCAGCCGCCAATACCGCCTTACGGCCGAAGCCACCGTGATCGTGAATTCCTGCCAGTCGTCCGTAGCCAGGAGGGAAAACGTTTCCAGAGTTGTCCATGTCGTTCCGTCGGGACTATGCTCCAGTTTGACGCTGCCGGTCCCGTAATAACGATGCTGCCGGATGCGGAAGCCTGTGACCGTTTCAGTGACGCCGGCGCCGTAATCCAGACCGATATAGGCTACACCGCTCGCTCCGACACCTGACTGACTTGCGATCCACTGCGAGTCGATATCCGCATCGAAAGCTTTGGCCTTCACATACGTGCTGTAGTCGCCACCGCTGACCGGCGTCCCACCGTTTGCAGGTGCGTTGCTAAGCCCCGAAACAATGGCGGCGATCTGCCCCCAGACACCGCGGGAGTTCTTGTATACGCGATACTCTTCGGCAGCCGTTACCGCGTTCCAGGCCAGGTCAACCCACTCGCCCGAGTCCCACGGTTGGTTGACAACGCAGTTGACCTGTTCGCCGAGCAGGCTCTCATCACCTTCGGCATTGACCGAAGTGACCGCATAGGCCATTGTCCTTGTAGTCGCACCGGCTGTGCCCTGCAGTGTCGCCGTGAGCCCGACGGGCGGTGCAGCAGGAGACACAAACGTCAACTGCGTGAAGAGCCAGGTGTAAGGGGAATAACGTTCGAGCTTGTACGGTGGATAGTCCGGATGCGTCAGGAACATCGTGTCCGCACTCTGGCAGTACTTGAGCAACGGAAGGTCAGCTACGGCATACGGTGTAGTAACCTGCAAGGTTGCCGGAGATGCCCAGTAACCTGTAATTGCCCCGATGCTCAGCGTGTCCGGATCGACACTGCCGACCTCGGATTCCATGACATAGATCGTGTCGAAGCCGAGCGTGTCATAGTCGCCGAATATCTTCGTGATCGAGGTGCTGGCATACTTAACAGTGGTCGGCTCGGTCAACTCCGGATCCGTGCCGCCTTGTGTGGTCAGGTAGTAAGCGGGATTGCCGCCATAAGTGGTGGAAGCCCATGTCCAGCGATCGGCATTGACCAAATCGACATAGTTGCCGACGAATGCACCTTCGGTTGTGATAATCTCCATACGGTAGTCAGTGAAGACCAGCATATACTCGATGCTGGCCGAGAACCGAAAGCGAATCAACCTTCCCGGGCCCTGGACCGCCCCGAGATAATAGGTGCCTCTGCGACGGGATACGCCCCCCTGCGGTTGAACAACCATGTTTCGGCAGGACCGGAGACCCGACGCATACTTGGCAACGTCAACTCTGCCGTAGAAGGCCGGTGATACTTCGCCGGCGGCAAAGCTCGGGCGGGTAATGGCTGCGGGCATCGGTTACCACCTCGAATCGGCTATTGTCCGCGTTACGGCCACCGCCCCCCGGTTTTCGGACGCATCGGCGGTCTTTGCCTCGCGCAGCGCTTCCCCCGCGAGCGTGATCATAGCAGTCAGAATATCTGCGCTCCCGGTAACCGGCATAGCCAGGTCCGCGGCAAACTGGAGAACCAGGGCGTGCCGGAACCATGCCGGCCAGTCGGCAGGATCATCGGCACTCGCCAGGTAGCGCAACGCCACCTCATCGGCATCGCAGAACAGATGTGCGCGCAGTACTTCGAACTCGGCAGTCTCATCACCGTTGATGTCGATAGCGCGCAGGTAGTCGGCGGGCAGATCGAACGCATAGGTCCAGCGTGCATCTTCTTGGTCTGTATCCTCGGTCAAGTCCTCTTCACCGACCGCGAAACCCCACGGAAACGCCGAGAGCATCCGACGGCGCAGGTTTCGGTACATGCGCTCGCAGACCACCCCGTTTGGAGTCGTATCAAACAACGGTGTCACGCGCGCCGCGGATGTCAGGTCTTCAGCCGTGTAGGTAGCTGTGACCACAATCGTGTTAGCCGCCGTAGCCGAATCGAGGATGTACTCGCCATCGTAGTTGGTGGTACCCGTAATGCCCACCAGCCTTCCCGCGGAGATTCCGTGAGCCGTTGCCGGGAGTGTGACGGTACCGTCGCTGTTGTCAACGACTGCAGCAGCATTCGGGGTCACTGCGGTGCCCGCGGAAATCGTGGCTTCCCCGAGCCGGAGAAGCGCTTCGTTGGCAATGTCGATAGCTGCCAGTGACACAGGTAGACCTCCTTACGCGAAACGTCAGCGACCGTCACTCAGTCCACTACCGAGTGCATCCTGTTCGACCGCGACCTCGATGCCGACGAGGTTGATGGAGTTGTCGAACGTGTACGTTCCACCGTTCGTCGTGCGCTGAAACTTGAGCAAGAGCACGTCATCGGCAGCACAGGTAGACAGATGCACCTCACCCAGATCCGCTTCATGCGCGTAGAGATTTTCGGCAACGGTCTCGGTCAACGCAATCGCAGTCAAGCTTGGAATCGCCAGAGAATCACGCACACGTCCGTAAGACAGGGTCAGACGCGCCGTGCCGCCGGTATTGGCAACAGGGATGTACATGACCTTGAAACGGACTCGCGGCCCCGACTTGGTCCCGCGCGGCAGGCGCACCGAAAGGTAGATAAAGTCCGTCGAATCCTTGACGAACGTCAGATAGCCGTACACTGCTTGCCGCGCAGGATCGTCGCCTGCCGCGGCCAGAGCAATGGCCTGGGCCGGCACCCACAGAGTGGCGAACACGGATCGCGGCATCTTGACCGTGCCTTGCAGATCGAGCAGGAGTGGTTCGTTCAACGGTTCCAGTAGTGGCGTACCACTCTGAAGCGTGAACTCAGCGAAGTACTGGATGTTGGGAAAGTCGTAGAACAGTCCCTTCTTGTAGAACCGAGAACGCGCGGCCTTTTGGATCGTGCGAGCGTAAGCAGTGGCAATCGTCTCAGCGATGTAGGTCGTTGCGAGTCCGAGGAGGTCGGCAGCGGTATTTGAATCGAGTGTCCACACCTTGTCGTAAGCAGTGGTTCCGGAAATCAGGATCAGATCACCTGCAGAGAACCCGTGCGCGACAGCAGGCAGGGTCGTGTAAGTCGTGCCATCGGCGGCAACGCCTGTGGATGTGAGTGTCGCAGTCCCACCGAGGTACTCAATGTCCGAATAGAAGTCTTTGGTGCAGAGGTAGCGGTACAGCATTGAGAATGCCTCCAAATTGCCGGTTGTGGATGACTCCCGACCCCGCCATTACTGACGAGGTCAGGAGTTGTCAATCAGTCCGGTTGCCCCGACTTAGATCGCGTGATCGCTCTCTTTGACGAGGTAGCAGGACATCGCGCCAGCCGTCAGGTCATGTGTATCCGGAACGGCAACCACGCTGACGTAGCGCAGCATACCAATCGGGACCGGAACCTTGATGACGTAGCCGGCAACAAGAGTCGCCTTGGCGATTGCCGCACTCTTCCACAGCACTGTCCGGTGCGCGGTGAAGTCATCGGCAGTGTGCGTCTCCAGGAAGAACGTCACGTTCGCCGCGCCAGCGGATGCCAGGAAGGTCGTGGTGAGCAGAATCTCCAACTGGAGATTCGGGATCCCGTTCCCCGCCACAGTCGTGTCGATGCTGTAGGTCGTGGGAATCAGAGCATCCGCACTCGCGATCACACTCTGCTCTTCCCCCATCTGAAGTTGCTTGTCCAAGTACATGATCTGTCCTCTCTCTATTTACGGTTTCTCTACTCTCTTGGGGCAAGTCCCCGTCAGGTTGCCCGTCAGGGGACCGTCATCACCTCGATCACGGAGTGCCGAACGTACCGGAGACGAGTGCCTCCGCATCGGTGATCGCATCGCACCGACGCACCGGGATACCGGAGAACGTCAGCACCTTGTGACCACCGATCTCATCGAAACCGAGGCTGTACTGCGCCTTGGACAGTGCCTGGATGCGGAGCATCGTATGCACCGTGCGGTTGACGAGGAAGGACGGCCGCCCGACATTGAGGTTGGGCAGACGCTCGATGGCTTTGACCATGAGCTTGACAAGGTCGGCCGCCGAGGACTCGGCAACCAACGCGCTCACGTCGATATTGCAGATGCGAACGACGTAACGCCAATCGCGCACGGTGAGACCGCAGTCCCACTTGTAGTGCGTCCGATAGCCCTGGTAGCGACCGGAGTTCGTGTCAAGCAGGGTCACCTCACCGAGGTCTTCCTGCATGAGACCGGCCTTACTGCCCTTGGGATAGATACCGTGAACGGTATTGTCTCCCCACGCGACGAGCCAAATGCTCGTATTGTCCGTATCGGAACTGCCGCCGGCGAGCATGTTGTAACCGGAGTCAGTCACGGTCGCTGACGGAGTGGCGTAACGCGGCCCGAATCCGGTGAACTTCTCCGGATCACTGGTCGTGTCACCGTACATCAGCGCATCCAGGAGGTCTTGGTTCATGCCTTCGAGGAACGCTTTGTCTTCGCTCAACCGCCAAGCCGCGGTATTCCCGTTCAGCATCGCCAGGGACTTATCCACCTCCGCGTATGCTTCCAGCATCCCGCAGTTGTCGGTGATCTGCGCGGTCTGCGACTTGGTGGGCTGGACACCATAGTTCAGCAGACGCCAGGTTCCGGATGGCAGGCCGGTACGCACGGTTGTCTTGTGGCCCGTGGGCAGGTTGCCTTCCAGCCAGAGCATGTCCTGGAGGACTTCGTTGCTCTCCGCGAGGACTTCGATCACCGGAGCAATCCGGTCATCCGGATCGAGCCGACGCTGGAAGTCCAGGAGTGTGACGGAACTGGTTCCAATGGTACTCATGTCGTTGTACTCCTACTCGTTGTTACTTCTTTGCCAGCGACGGATACATAATGTCCGCCGCACTCTTCGCTGCCGGTGAGGTGGAGCCGCCCGGCTTACCGCGATCTTCGCTGATCAGCTTCCCGGCACTTGCCAGGAGCTTTAGGATCCCAGGGTGATCCCCGAGCCAGGAGCCCAGGAACAACCGTTGCGTGTCTTCGTCTGCCAGATTGTTGATGGCGCGACGCGCCAATCCAGCCTGTTCTTTCCAGTCGCCGGCCTTCCGGAATTCAGCTGCCCATTCGGCGCGTTTGGTAACCAACTCGGTCTGCGCCTGGCCGTTGAGCGCGGCAATATGCTCGGAATACATGCCGACGAACTTCTGCGCCTGTTCCTGCGACAGATCGAGTTCGCGAGCGATGGGCTCAAACTTCTCGACCAACGCAGCGTCGAGTGTGACGCCTTCGGGAGCGGCGAACTCGTATTTCTCCGGGGCGCCGGCATCGGTCTTATCCTTATCGGCGGCGGCGGCAGCGGCGGCAGCGACGGCAGCGGCAGCATCGGGATCCGCATTCGGATCGACAACTGCATTCGGATCAGCATTCGGATCGACCGCGGGAACACCGTCCGCGAGGACGGAAGCGTCCTTGTCACTGGCACCGGCAGCCAGCACGGTCCCAGGTTCCGCTTCGACTACCGATGTTACTACTGCTTCTGCCATTTCAACCATCTCCTGTTGCTGATTCCCGCGCCTTCAGCTCTCTCACCGCCTGCGAGTAGAGATCCGGGCACGCCTCAAGAACTTCGTGGAACATGCGCAAGCCGAACTCGCGGCGGCCCTCGCGGTAAAACGTCTCACTGCTGCCGGTGAAACAGGGCGCAAACACCCGTGCGTGCGCCAGCCAGCGCCACACAACCCGGCGCCCGGCCGCCGTACCCATAACCGTTCGTAAGTCGGCAAGCCCTATCTCCCGCTCTTTCTCGGCTTCGTTGGCAATAGGTTTCCGCCGGTCAGCCATTCTGTGCCGCCCCGCCCTGCCCGACCATACGGCTTACGATGTTATCGGACTCCAGGTCTACGCCGGACGCGTCCTTCGCGGTCTCCGCAGCAACCTGAGCAGCCTGCCCCATCTGCATCGCTTGTTCCTGCTGTGTGCGCGCCTGCCGCAATGCCTGCACCTGTCTGTCATCATTCAGCAACCGCGGGGGAGTGCCCAAAGACTCGGCCATCACGTCGATGGCCTCATCAAAATTGATCTTGTCAAGTACGTCCGGCTTTGCCTGAGCAACCTGCCCGGCAAACTGCACAAGCGTCGATATGGATTGCAGCCCGGCCGCACGCTGCGCGAGCGCCAGAGGAGAAATGAAATCGACCTTGAGATCAGTGCCCTGAATGACGTCCGGCGCCTCCGGCAGCAACCCGGCGCGCAGCAGGATGCTGAACGTTCGGTCGATCAGCGGTTCCAGCAGCTCATTGTGCAGCCGCTCCAGGACCGGCCCGAGCATGATCAGTTTTTCCTGCTGACGTGCCGCTACTTCGGTTGCAGTCATCTTTCCGGCGTCCACGTCGATGAGCATTAGGAACAGATCGTTATACAGCCCCTGGCGCACAGCACTGCGCAAGTCCACAATCTTAGCTTGAGCATCTGCAAGGTTGAAATTGACTTGATACAGCGGGCGCAACGCGTCCTTAAGATCGTCGGAGTAGGTAATACCACCCGGGATGGTGTTGAGCATCGCCGCCTTCATAGTCCCCGGTGCAACCATCGGCGGTTCAATCGTCTTGTCCAAGGCAACGAGCACCTGCTCGGATATCTTTTGCAGACACTTGGCATCACCAAGCACGTCATGCCCAGGACCATGCCCGTAGGTATCGGCGCTACTGACATGCCAGCGCGGCGCAAGAACCGGGCACATTTCGAACCCGCCCGTGCCGAGAATGCCGTCGGTCCTATCCGCCTCCCAATACACGCTGCGCCACTCGAATTCGATGCCCAGATCGATCCGGTCATCATTAGGCTCAATAGCGTTGAGTACGCTGATAGGCGTGTCCGGCTGATTGTCGCGCATCGCCTGGCGTACCACATCGCTGCATTTATCCTCACCGAAAACGGTCATCAACTGCCGTGTAGTCATGGTGTACTGCCGGTAGATCGTATCCACAAGTCCGTCAGCACCGAGCCCGAGCCAGTACTCGCCGACGGTGTAGGCACGGCCGCGCAGAACCTTGTCGAATTCCTCATACACCGCTACTGCGCCACCGCCAAACGCGATCAATTCCAGGTACAAGTGATGCAGGCAGTTGTAAATGTTACTCCGGGCGTAGGTCGCCATCATCCGCGCCTGCACTGCTGACAGCCACTCACGTACCTCATAGTCATCGGCGAGGTCCGGGTCTTCGACGGTCAATGCGAACCAAGGTCTGCTTGGGGAGGTCAGGCCCGACATCAATCCAGCACCTGCAATCCCCATCGCACGCAACGGCAAGCCATCATAAATAGACGTGTCATGGCGTTGGCCGTCGTTGTACGTCGATGCACCCCCGCTGCCGAGCGGACGCCCGTGGTACGGCAGCAGGTTGTCACGCAGGTCCGTCCAGGTATCAACCCAGGACGAGCGTTGCTTCTTGAGCTGTGCGAGCCGCTGGGTCAGGATGGAAATGGTTTTGGTGTCCGCGTCCATCTATTCTCCGAGCAGCGTTTTACCACCAGGCGGCGGCGGAACCGTGCCGAGCGGCGAGGTCTTAACCGTGTTCCCGAGCCCACCAGCCGCGGCAGCCAGACGCTTTTGCCGGGAACGTGCGTTCGACACGGTTGTGTCCGCGTCCTTCAGCGGCTCCGGCGGCGGCGGCGGTTTCGGAATACTCGGCTTACTTGAGAAGCACATATGCTCACACCACTTTGTAACGAGAGGTTGTCATAGATACGGCGCGTGTTTCATTTTCGGGCGGTTGCGGCGCCGGAAACCGTGCTTTAAGATCCACCTCCATGATCCGCGCCAAACAGTCGAGCATGTCATCGTGTTCGGCCACGGGGAACGCCAGGTATTCGTCATGCACGAACTCGTTGATCAGGTCGCGGGACCGCCGTTCCCGGTCGACGTACAGCAACCGCCGCGGCAACCAGAACCGCCCCTGCTCAAACAGCGGGATGGTCCGACGTATCCGATCGTTCTTAGGCATCTGCCCGCCGAGCTTAATGATCGGGAACCGCCAGTTCCGCCGCTCCATCTCCAGTGTGACGAACTCCACGTCCGCCTGCAGCCCGTAATGCTCGTAGCCGGTGCGTATCGGGTGCCAGCGGTTGACGAGGTCAAACAACGCATTTGCGCGCTCGGTGAGGTTGAGCCGGTCACGCACCATGTCGAGCAGGTAATAGTTGTTGTCCGGTGCGAGCCCTATCACCGCCATAACCGTGTAATCGCTGCGCACCTTTTTCTCGCTGGCCGGATCCACGAGCAGGTAGATATTCCAGCCGGCCGTTTTCGGCGGAATGTCATAAAACCGTAACCAATCCTGCTGAAACCCCTGCACCCGGTCGGCAACCGGATTGAGCAGGAGTTGGCACGCAAACGTGTACGGTCCCATGTCGCGCCGTTTCTCCGCCAGTTCCACCCTGGTCAGCAGGACCGGAACCCCTTCCATCGTGCCATCAGCAGTGGCAGGATGCACGCGAGCAGATGCTGCACCGCGCGACCGGATCGTCTTGTAGGTATCGTTGAAATGGTAGGTTGTGCCGACGTATCGGCGTTTCCCGCCCGCAGCAATCAGGTTAAGGCTCAGTTCCCACGATGAAGTTGTCTTCTCGATCTGCTCCGGAGTGGTCACCGACTCCAGAGTCACTACATCATCGTAGACAACCAGGGCGTAGTGTTTACCGGTCGGCTGACCGTCCACAAGCCCTGACGCCTCGACGGTCCCCTCCTTAGGGTTGCCCTTACGCCGCACGATCAGACCGCTGTCAAGGCTCCACATCGGCGCTTCCCGGGCAGGCTCCGTAAACAGCACATCTGGAAACAGCGCCTGGAGCTCCCGGTTAGCCTCCAACTCCCGCTGCAGCTGGCGCAGGAACGCCTTGGCCGCAGGCCGAGTGTGGGAGAAGATGCCGACAGTAATCTCGGGATCGCGCAGAATCTCTTGCAGCGTGCCGCCGAATGTGATGACGGTGGACTTGTAGTGACCGCGTGCCCACAGGTCCAAGTGCCCGTCGGGACTCGCCTCGAACTCCCGGACCCGGGCGTATACCCAGGGGTGCAGCATGTCGCGCCGGCGGCAGAGGTAGGCAAGGAGGAAGTACAGGTCATCAAGTGCGAGCGCGCGGATTACAGGCGCCTTGCCCGCGGCGAGAATGCGGCGGTAGAACTCGACTGCCTCGGACAGCGTCAGGCTATGCACCGTTGACAAACGTCAACCCTCAGTTTCTACCGGCCCGCTGGAAAGATGGCCGGTACGGTGATGGACCCGTCCACGGCTAATGGTCATAAGGAAATCCGCTCGCACAGAAGATGGTTGCGGTAAAGAGCCAGTGGCGAAGTCGCAGGCTTCCACGGGAACGCGATAGGGGCCTTTGCGTGCTTTGCTTGTTATGGCACAGACGATGAGATCGTTCATCTCTGTGACCGCGGCAACCATAGCAGGCCTGCGCTTTGAGTCTGATGCATTGCTGAACTCAACATCAACAACGACAACATCCCCCCTCACAAGTCCTTCCATGCTTCGTCCTCCTCCGGCGTGTCCCAGATCGCACGTAACGCGTCGGCTGAGAGCATGAAGGCGTCATCGAGGCTGATTGCCATGTCGTCGGAACGATGAGCAACAATGTGCGAAACGGCCATGGTTCCGGGCATGGTGACGGTTCCAGGGGAATAGGCCGGCGTTTGACGGTAAAGACGGCGCGGCTGGTTGGTGTCGGATGCGGACGCATGGGGACTGGTCTGTTTCACCGGGTGCGCCTCCAGGCAGGGAAAACCTGTTGTCGATCCTGACACAAAGTACTGCACCAACTGCGAGAGAACAACTGTGTGTGTACTGCTCATACCTTACCCTTCTTTATCCGTTGTTCGAGATCGCCGATCTTCTCGCCGAGCCAGTTGTGAACGGCCTTTGCGGTCGCAAGATCCATGGTTACTCCCGCATGAACAAAACGGACAAGAATGTCACCATGCCCTTCGGGTTCCTTGATCGATGTGTTCAACAGTATGCCGTTCGAATCCACGTCGAGCTGCTGTTCAAGCGGAAGCCCCTGGCGCTCCTGGAAGAAGTGGGCGACGATCTCACCGTGCGGTGTCACACCGCCCCACGCCCCGTTCGCATAAACAGGGTTGTAGTCGTCTGGGAAAAGGAACTTCGCGCGAAGCTGTCTGACTGATTTCGGTTTCGGTGTTGCTTTCATGCTCTGGCCATCTCCTCATACTATTTCTTCCACTTGCGGTTCTTTCTCCTTCCACCCGTTCTGCGCTACTCCCCGCTGACCTCAGTCGCGAACTCCTCATCAGCCGCGTGGTTCGTAGCGAGGATCATCAGTGTCAATGGTCTTGTGCTCCAAAATGTAAACGTGCCAGTTAGAAGGAACGTCATGGGCGTCATAAACAGGCAGCCGATAGCAGCTGCACCTGCCAGGCGTAATGAATGGGCGGCAATACTATCCCCAAGCAGCTTAAAGGATGCAATAGCCACCGTTACGGTACAGATCCATGGAAACAACGCCCCTCCGATGAGTAAAGCTGTTGCCGCTGACCCTGCTCGTTTGTTCTTCATTTGTGCAACGGCGTAAGCAAACAGTGCGAGGACGCCTGATTGAGCCAATCCAGAGAAAGGGGGCACTTTCTCAATTCTTAGCAGCAGGATACATGCAGCTGCTATTCCCCATGAAAGCCACACACAAAGGGCGACTCGCCAGCCAAAATATAGGAAGCCGAATGGATGAATGCCGCCAAGTACTGCCGCCAGTATCGGGCTCTTTCGTTTGTGGAGTCGTTTGTCCATGGAGCTACCCCCTCCTATGCGTCCCTCTCGATCTTGACGACGACAAGCAGCCACTCGATTTCGGCTGCCGTGATCTCGTAGTTCTCACCGGCCGAGTTGGTCGATTCGAGGACAACGGTATCACCGTAACGGCGGTAACGCTTGCACGCGACCGTGTCGTTCCACTTGCAGAGGACCGTCTTGCCCTGAGCGATGTCGTCAAGTGAATCCGGCTTGATACAATGGACCACGTCGCCGTCGATGATCCCCGGTTCCATGCTCTGGCCGCTGATCCGGAAGGCCGCGCAGACGCGCCGGTCGGTGACAGTAACCGTGTCGAGGTCCGCTTCATTCTCGGGGATCTCATCGCCGTAAATGACATCCGCGTTGAGCGCGAGCGCATTGGCCAGCCCGTACACGCGTACGGTATGATGCAGCGGGACTTCCACGATGCCGCCTCCTGCGTTCATCGGTGGCTGGCCAATCGCAATCTGCATCAGGGCTAGCTCACTCACCCCAAGTCCGCGCGCTAGTTTTTCCGTGGTTTTATCAGAAAGCCATCCGTTTCGTTCGCGTCGGATCCGATAGAGAGCATCGAGAGCACCGCCACCGCGATTTGCGACTTCTTCCATTGTCAGTGGATGTTGGTCAAGAAAGCAGGCCAGGCTCTCTGTTATCACGAGTCTCATAGTGAGCCCCTCCTTTGTAAGGTGTTGCGAATATACAGCTTTGTAAAAAATGTTACAAATCACGACATGAGGACTTGTATCTCGATCACGCCGCAATTACGGTAAAAAGCAACGAAACCTCAAGGAGATTTTGAAGTGATAGTCAACCAAACAGAAGCCGCAGGGCGCTGCGGGGTACATCGCCAAACGTTCATTCGATGGGAAAAACAAGGGCGGATAGAACGAGCAAGAACCAAGAGGCCGGGGGCATGGTACTATGTCGCGGATTTGGCCCCTTTTTTAACTCAGGACTTGGTTCTTCATCAAGTGTCTGTCACCCCCCCGTCTACGGCGGGCGCTGGCAAAAGGAGTGATTCATGAACGACACAGTGATCAGTGAAGTCAGCGTCCGAGCATCTGCAATTGTCTGTGGACAGCAGGTAACAGGCGATGTGTCTCTGCGGTTTGCTCCGCCAGCGCAACCAGCCCCAAAGACAGGTTGTACTTCTCTGGATTCTGCTGAACCGCTGCTGGTGTTGTCAGCCCGAGAATGCGCAGGTTCTCTGCAAAGAACTTTCTCGCGTCTTGCATCTTCCTTCTCCCCTGTTCTTACGGCTTCCGAAATGTGTGGCGGCGTTGATTTTGCCGCCCTTGCGGAACAGAAACGTAGCAGGACGCAGGTTTCCGATCAAGTGGCAGCGATATCCCGAGATGATTCATGAGCGACACAACGACACAGCAGCGTGGAGAAGTCAGGTCATCTCGCCAGGCCCATAACCTGGAGGTCGCAGGTTCAAATCCTGCCGCTGCTACTTTTGCGGCCTGTCCGGGCGTCTCCCCCTTTCCTTCTTCCCCGCCCGGGCAGGCCCTTATCACGTTGTCGCCGCTGTCGGATGCACTTGTTGACCGGATAGCGGCCTCGTTTATGGGAAATGCGCGGAGACAACGACACGAACGGTATTGCCGGATACTGGCAGAGCAGGGGCTGACACCATGACCAGCACGAGCAGTTACAGCACGCGAATTGACATCGAAGCCCGACATCAAGAGCATTTACGCGCGATGTGGAAGATCGAGCGCCGTCGCGGCATCCGGCAGTTGGAGATGGGCTTGGCGCTCTTTGTAGTTGTCACGGCTGTACTGGCAGCCGTCGCACTGTTCAGCGGGCCGCTGATGTGGCTCGCGAGTCGGTAGAGACAGAAGAGGCAGGAAAGAGAGGCAGGATTGTGAACAACGGAATCAAGATCGTATCACTTGAATTAGAAAACGTGAAGCGGGTGCGCGCTGTGCACCTGGACCCGGTGTCCACCGGGCTGACGGTGATTGGCGGCGGCAACTGCCAGGGGAAGACATCCATCCTCGACGGCATCTGCTACGCCCTGGGCGGTGAGAAGTACCGACCCACCAATCTCCAACGCGACGACGGTGCCGCTGACGCACGCCTGGAGGTCATGCTCTCCAATGGGCTGAAGGTCGAGCGCCGCGGGAAGAACGCGGCCCTGCACGTCACCGATCCGGCCGGTGAGAAAGCCGGCCAGCGGCTGCTCGACTCGTTTGTCGAGGAACTGGCGCTGAACCTGCCGAAGTTCCTGGCGATGAACGGAAAGAGCAAGGCCGAAGTGCTGTTGCGTATCCTGGGCATCGGTGACCAGCTTACCGCTCTCGACAACGAAGAACGCTTGGTCTACGATGAGCGTACCACGCAGGGGCGTGTCGCCGATCAGAAGGAGAAGTACGCAGCCGAAATGCCCGAATACCACGACGTACCGGACGAGCTGCTGTCCGCGGCCGGTCTGGTCCAGGCATCACAAGCCGTCATGCAGCGCAACGCAGCGAAGATGGCAAGCCGCCAGCGCATTGGCCAGTGCAAAAATGAAGCTGAACGTGCCCGCCTTTCGATGAAGGGCCAGCTTGAAGAGGTACACCGGCTCGAGGCGCAACTGGACGAAGCGAAGAAACGGCTCGAAGAGCTTTCCGCAGGAGCGATTCACGCCGCCGCAATCGTCAAGGGCGCAACTGAGCGGCCGATAGGCGAGGACGAATCGACCGCCGAGATCGAAACGCGCATAGCCGACATGGAAACGGTCAACGCGAAAATCCGGCAGAACCTGGACAAGCGCAAGGCACTGGAAGACGCCGAGCAGGCCCGCGACATGTACAAAATGCTTTCGGGACGCGTGGAGGAAGTGCGCGCACGGCGATCCGCACTGCTGGATAGTGCCGACATGCCGCTGGCCGGGCTCTCGGTCGAAAACAGCTCACTCACTTACCACGCCAAAGCCTGGGACTGCATGAGCAGTGCCGAACAAATCCGCTCTGGCGTGGCCATTGTTCGCGCACTTAAGCCTGAATGTGGGTTCGTGCTACTCGACGGACTTGAGCGCATGGACCGGGAACAGCTCACCGAATTAAATACTTGGTTGACCGGCGAAGGCCTGCAGGCCATTGCCACGCGAGTCAGCCACGGCGATGAATGCAGCATCATCATTGAGGACGGACTTGTTCTCGGTGGACAGGAACCCGAGGCACCGGCAGCACCGGCCGCGGCGGCGCCTGCCGGCGAGCAGGACTGGTAAGGGCGGTCCTGCCCCCCGGGGCCGCGCATCGGGTGACCAAACGCGGATTTTTTACCACTTACTAGATAGGAGACGACGATGCCAAAGGACACAACCATTAGCGTTAACGGAGGCCCAGAAGTGCCGCTAGATACGGCAATGCAGGCACTTGACCAGCTGAACGACGAGAGGGCGAAGCAAGTAATGCTTGCCATTGATCTACACGACTCATCGCGTAAGTGCATAGGTCACCAGATTCAGCAACTCATGTGCCGGATGACGGACGACGAGCAGCGAGTGCGCGGCGTTGACCTTGCAGACGCCGAAAAAGATTTGGCAGAGTATACCGAGGACCGCCGCGCGACGGGTGATTTGATCAAGAAGTGCCAGGCCAAGATCGACAAGCTCGCGGAAGCGGTCAAGCACAAGCAGGAAGAGCGGCCGGTTGAATGCGGCATGACTCCAGACTACGAGAAGGATACAATGACGATCTACCGCACCGACACAATGAACGTCGTTTCGGTACGCCAGCTGAAGCATTCCGAACGGCAGCCGGAGCTGCCGATAGAAGAAGAGAACGGGCAGGACACGGAAGGACAGGACGCATGAACATTGTGAAGGGCAGACAGAACGCGCCGATCAGGGCACTGGCCTACGGGCCTGAGGGCATCGGCAAGAGCACGTTCGCAGCAGCATGGCCAAAACCGCTGTTTGTGGACGCGGAAGCAGGGACGCTGCGGTTGGACGTTGACCGCATCCAGCCGTTGAGCTGGGCAGCCGTGCTTCAGACCGTAGACGAGTTGGCAACCGACTGCAACGGTTACAAGACGCTGGTGTTCGACACCGCAGACTGGCTTGAGAAGCTGGCGATGCAAGCCGTACTGGCAAAGTATCAGCAGGACAGTATCGAGGCCTTCGGCTATGGCAAGGGCTACACCTATACCGCCGAAGAGTGGAAACGGTTCTTGGACCAGGTTGCGGTTCTGCAAGCGAAGACCGGGATGCACGTACTGTTCCTGGGGCACGCATGGATGCGCAAGTTCGAGCAACCAGACGAAGCAGGCGCTTATGACCGGTGGGAAACGAAGCTGTCCAAGCAAGTCGGGCCGGCTACGAAAGAATGGGCTGATCTGATTCTGTTTCTCAACTACAAGACCATTGTGGTTGAGACGGACGGAAAGGCAAAGGCCCAGGGCGGCAAGCGCGTGATGTTCGCTGAGCATCATCCCTGCTGGGACGCCAAAAACCGGTTCAACCTCCCGGCCGAACTGCCACTCACCTTCGATGCCATTGCCGGGATCTTCCCCAAAGTCGCACCAACCAGTATCCCGGAAAAGCCTCTCCGGCCGGAGCCGGTTCAAACCGCCACCACTGACGATGTGCCGGCCGATCTCAAGCCTGTGCCTATCCAGGACAGGCCGAGTCCGGAGAAACAGAACCTCCTCACTCAGCTTGCCCAACTGATGACCACAAGCAGCATCACCAAGGAACAGCTCGGCGCGGAGCTGGCGCGCAAGAAGGTGGTACCCGCAGACATGAACCCGCGTGACTACAACGAGGCCACACTGGCGCGTGTAGTCGGCAAGTGGGCGGCCGTGGTGAATAACATCCAACTGATTGCCAGCCAGGTAACAGCAGCAGCGTAGCCACCAGACCTAATGGGGGCCGCGCATCCGTAATCACGCGGAGAGGACAGACACATGACAGCCGAAGGACGAGAACTGGGATGGGATGATCAGATTGAAAACGACGGTAGCGACTTCGTGTTGCTCGATGCGGGTGAGTACCCGTTTCGTGTAACGAAGTTCGAGCGCAAACGCTTTGCCGGCAGTGTGAAGCTGCCGCCCTGCAACCAGGCCGTGTTGACTATTGAGGTCGGCGACGAATCGATGTACACGACGCTGCATCATAGCCTGTTTCTGCACACCAAGACCGAGGGACTGCTGTGTGGCTTCTTCCGTGCACTTGGCGCACGCAAACACGGCGAACGCATTGTCATGGACTGGAACGGCGTGGTCGGTGGCGAGGGCCGGTGCAAGCTCGACGTGCGCGAGTGGACAGGGAAGGACGGCGAGATACGCAAGTCAAATGACATCACGAAGTTCCTGGATCCCCCCGAGGATGAAGAACAACTGGCCCCCGGTGAGGCGCCGTTTTGAGCACACCGTTGTATGGAGATCCCGGGTGGACGCCGAAGGGTGGCCCGGGATCCTGCCGGCAGTGCGGTGCATCACCGCGGCAGCGTAAGGAATATCCGGCAACGGGTGGTCATGAACGCACGGTTTCAAGGAGGCACTGCCGAGTGTGACTCTATAGATACGGGAGGTTGACAAGCAGTGGGCAGCATGACGCTTCGACCATACCAGACGGCAGCCGCGAGAGCAGTATTGGAACAATGGGAACAGGGAGTGCGGGCAACGCTGATGGTGTTGCCGACAGGGACCGGCAAGACGATCGTATTCTCCTCGATTATTGAGCATGCCGTACGTCACGGCGGCCGGTGCCTGGTGCTGGCGCATCGGCACGAATTGCTACAGCAGGCGGCTGACAAGCTGGAAAAGGTTACAGGACTCGGCTGCGGCGTTGAGAAGGCTGAAAACACCGCGGTCGATACTTGGTTCAACGTTGTGGTCGGCAGTGTGCAAACCATGCAGCGCGAGCACAGACGCAATGGTCATGACTTCACCCACGTGATCGTTGACGAAGCGCACCACGCCATAAGCGCCAGCTACCGCGCGGTGGTCGATCACTACCCGGACGCGAAGGTGCTGGGTGTCACCGCAACTGCCGACAGGGGCGATAAGCGCGACCTGGGGGAAGTTTTCGAAACGCTGGCATTCGAATACTCACTGCCTGCGGCTGTCCGCGATGGGTGGCTCTGCCCGATACGCGCACTAACCATTCCACTGACGATCGACCTGGATGCAGTCAAGGTCACTGCCGGCGATTTCCAGGCGAAGGCTGTCGGCACCGCGCTCGATCCGTACCTTGAGCAGATCGCCGACCACATTGCCACGGAGTGCCAGGCACGCAAAACGGTGGTATTCCTGCCGCTGATTCAGACTTCGCAGAAGTTCCAAGCCATGCTGGCTGCGCGCGGTATCCCGGTGCGCGAGGTAAACGGCGAAAGCCGGGATCGCGCGGAAACGCTCAAGTGGTTTGACGCGGCCGGGCCCGGCTCTGTGCTCTGCAACGCCATGCTGTTGACCGAAGGCTGGGATCAGCCGGACGTTGACTGTATCTGCGTGCTGCGACCGACGAAGGTGCGCAGTCTCTATGCACAGATGTGCGGTCGCGGCACACGCATCCACCCGGGCAAGCCGGATCTGCTTCTGCTCGATTTCCTTTGGCATTCTGAGCGCCACGAACTCTGCCGGCCGGCGCATCTTATCTGCGAGAATCCGGAGATCAGTAGGCGCGTGGCTGAGCTGATGGCCGCAGCCAGCCTGGATGGCTCGGTGGACCTGCTGGAAGCCGAAGCCGACGCGGAAGGCACGGCAACCGAGGAACGCGAGGAATCGCTACGCAAGTTGCTCGAAGAGCAGAAGCAGCGTAAGCGCTCGCTGGTCGACCCGCTGCAGTACGAAATGAGTATCGGCGCCGATCGCGAGTACATACCGGATACCGGCGACCTGCGAGCAATGGGGCCGCCGGCAATGGCGCAGCTCAAGCGGCTTGAGAAGTCCGGAATTTCTCCCGACGAAGTTACCTGTCAGGGACACGCTGCCAAGCTGCTGGACACATTGGCCAAACGGCGGACCGAGAACCTGACCACACCGAAACAGATTCGGTTCCTCGAAGGCCGCGGATTCCAGGCGGTAGGCACTTGGGGGTTCGACGGCGCCCGCAAGCTGATCGACCGCATTGCCGGCAACATGTGGCGTGTACCGCCCGGAATCAGCCCGAAAGAGTACCGGCCGGCCGTGCCGCAGGAGATGGCACAATGGTAAAGCAACCACTACTTGCCGACGACTGGGGCATAAGCATTGACGAGAAGGTCGCTGTAGCCGGCCAGCGGCTGCGGGAGTTCCGGGGGCTGGCGCTGGGAATGGACGCGGAAGACGGCTACTACGGCTGCTTTAGCGGTGGCAAGGACAGTGTGTGCATCAAGCGGTTGGCTGAGATGGCCGGTGTGGAGATCAAGTGGCACTACTCAGTGACCACCATTGACCCACCGGAACTGGTGCGGTTCATCAAACGCGAGCACGCCGAGGTAGAAATGCATCACCCGCCCAAATGCTTCTTTACGGTCATGGCAGACGAGCGCGGCTACCCGCTGCGGCACCAACGATGGTGCTGTCAGGAGCTTAAGGAGGGTGGCGGCGCGGGCAAAGTGAAGGTGCTGGGCATTCGCTGGGCCGAGTCGGATCGCCGCCGTAAGACATGGAAACTGCTGACGCGTTGGTCGAATGAGCAGAACCATGGAAAACGGAAAGAGCCGTCCTGGGCCCTTAGCCCGATCATCGACTGGACCGCCGAGAATGTGTGGGCGTTTATCCGCACCGAGCACATTCCGTACTGCTCCCTGTATGACGAGGGCTTCAAGCGCCTGGGGTGCATCGGCTGCCCGATGGGTGGCGCGAAAGGCGTAGCTCGGGACTTCGCCCGCTGGCCGAAGTACGAGCAGGCATGGCGACGGGCGTTTCACCGGCTTTGGGGGCGGCGGCGCGGCGACTTGATGAAGCGAGGCGCATACAAGGGCCGAAGCTGGCCGGGAATGCCGCGGATCACCACTGCGGATGAACTGTTCGCGTGGTGGCAGAGCGGCAATGCGCTACCCGAAGACGATGACGGTTGCATGATGGGGCTTTATTGATGAATGACCATATAAACGACTCCACTACAGCCCGCGAGTGCTTGGCACAGATCAAGCCGGCGGCGCTCGATTACGAGGAATGGTTGGCTGTCGGCATGGCACTGAAGGACGCCGGTGTACAGCTCAGTGACTGGGACACGTGGAGCGCGCAGGACATCAAGCGCTATAAGCCACGCGAGATGGCTGCCAAGTGGAAGTCGTTCAAGGGCGGCAACGGCCATGCCGTAGGGGTGGGCACACTGGTCAGGGTGGGCACACTGGTCAAGCTGTGCCGTGATCAGGGCGGGCACGTTAGCACACCGGCACCCGGGGTAGCCGGAGCGGCGCTGCCGTGGGACGCTACTATCGGCCCGCACAGTGAGCCGGTGACGCCGGCGCTCCAGGTTGTACGTCAAGAGTGGCTGCAAGACCAGCCGCTGCCGCCGGAACCGGGAGAGGCCTGGGACGGCCGTGCTGATCTTGCCACGTACCTGCGGACCCTCTTCAACAGTGATGAACGTGTCGGGGTCAATACTGATAGTTGGGAACAGGACACCAAAGACGGCGGCAAACGCTGGCTGCCGAAACGCGGTGTATGGGATCGCACGGCCGGCGAGCTGCTGGAACTCCTGGCATGCGCCAAGGATCTCGGCGAGGTAGTTGGTGACTGGAACAGTATGGCGGGCGCGTGGATCCGGTTCAATCCGCTATCCGGCGCCGGCTGCAGTGATGAACACGTGACAGCATGTCGTTTCGCCCTGGTCGAATCCGATGACATCAGCATCGAACGGCAGTATGCAATCTATCGACAGCTTGAGCTACCTGTAGCCGCCCTGGTGCATTCAGGCGGCAAGAGCCTGCATGCGATCGTCCGTGTCGAGGCGCCGGACTTCAAGGAATACCGGAAGCGCGTTGATTTCCTCTATGACGTATGCAAGAAGAACGGCCTGGTGATTGATCGGCAGAATCGTAATCCATCCAGGTTGTCACGACTGCCGGGCGCAACCCGGAACGGAAAGAAACAGTGGCTTGTCGCGACCAACATCGGACAGCCGTCATGGGCCGAATGGGCTGACTGGATTGCCGCTGTCAACGACGATCTGCCGGACGTCGAAACGCTCGCCGATTTCTTCGACTCTCCACCGCCGTTGGCCGAACCGATCATCAACGGCATCCTGCGCAGAGGTCACAAGATGCTCTTGGCCGGCCCGAGCAAGGCCGGCAAGAGCTTCCTCCTGCTTCAGCTGGCCATTGCCATTGCAGAGGGCAAGCAATGGCTGGGCTGGCCCTGTCAGCAAGGACGCGTTCTGTATGTCAACCTCGAACTTGACGGCGCCAGCGCCAAACACCGGCTCGTGGACCTGTACCACCGTATGGACTACAAGCCGACACACGCCGCAGACGTAGATATTTGGAACCTGCGCGGCAAGGCGCTGCCAATGAACGAACTGGCGCCCAGGCTGATCCGACGGGCGCTGAAACGCGAGTATGCTGCAATCATCATCGATCCCATTTACAAGGTGATAACAGGTGACGAAAACGCTGCACACGAGATGGCCAAGTTCTGTAACCAGTTTGATCGCGTGTGCTCCGAGCTTGGCGCGGCGGTCATCTATTGCCATCATCATTCGAAGGGCGACCAGGGCCAGAAGCGTGCACATGATCGAAGCAGCGGCTCCGGCGTGTTCGCCAGAGATCCCGACGCGCTGCTGGACCTCATTGAACTGGAGGTAGACGAACACGTTCGCAAGCAACTGCACAACCGCTGGGAATGCGATGCAATGGCCGGCGCCCTGGATGAGGTAAGCGCGAACTGGCGTGACGAATGTCCACAGGACGATGCGATTGTCGGCCTGAAGCTCGCGCATTGGGCTAATCAGAACGGCCTGGGCGATGCGATCCGCAAGGTACGCCCGGCAGCAGTAGCCGCGGCCGACATGGCTACCGCCTGGCGCGTAGAGGGCATCCTCCGCGAGTTCCCGCTGTTCCCCGCAAAACGTATGTGGTTCCAATGGCCGATACATGTTGACAGTGAAGACCTTCTCAATGATGCAATAGCTACCGGGGAGATCGACACGAAAAAGCGCGCACACGCCATCGAGGCGCTTCAGAACACTAACGACGCCGCGTGTTCACTGGCCCATACAGTCCTTGCTGCGGAAAACGACGAGGTGACCGTTTCGATGATGGCCAAAGAAATGAACTGCACCGACGAAACCGTTCGGAACCGCATCAAATCCGGTGCTGAACGCGGGCTGAGCCTCCGCTATGACCGCGGGATTGTGGCCGCAAAAGAGCAGGGGGCAGACGATGAAGAAGACATCTGAAGACAAACACGAACGAACGAACGAAGTACTAGTGCCTCGTGTTTCAAACACGAAAACAAGAGGCCCCTCCCCCCTACGGGGGAAACCTATCGTTCGTGTAAAGGGGGGGCGTCGAGGTCTCGCCCCCACCTATTACACAGAACAGGCGATAGCTGCAAGCGATTCGGCAAAGGCACATGTTCGGTTTTTCCACGAGTTCATTCCACCACGGGCTACAGCCCAGACCCGACGGCACACCAAGCGCGGTACCTTCCTGCCGCCGGCAGCGAAGAAAGCTGCAGCCCTACTCCTGGCCGTCTGCGAACGGTATGCACCATCCTTACCATTCACCGGGGCGCTAACAGTATCACTGTTCTGGACATGGCCGGGGAAGAACAGCAAGACAACACCAAAGACCACACGGCCGGATCTCGACAACCTTGCGAAGCTCGCACTCGATGCGATGACCAAAGCTGGTTTTTGGTTAGACGACGCCCAGGTGGTCGACCTGCGGACAGCGAAGTTCATCGGTCCGATCCCCGGGCTGGCTGTGACGGTCGAGCAGGTGAAGTGCAAGCGTGCGGACGAGAAGACAACGATCATCGTGGAGGGCTGAGACATGACAGCAAAGAACTGGACCGTGAAGCTCAAGAAGCTGTTACTCACCGAACCAGGTCCCGCAAATGAGGTAGTAACGGGCGTTGCCGGCAACCGCACGTATCGCGAGTTCTGCATTGCCGAGACACAGCGTATGAGGCGCCGGGGCGTGCGATGCGAGCTGCTGACGGTCGGCAGTGATGTGGCAGTGGTGCGAAAGTCGTAGTTGAGAAGATGAACGATAAGGAGTGATCTATGCCGAAGCGAATCCAACGGAAACGCTCCAAGGGGTGGCGGATGCCGGCCGACGTCATCTATGTGGGGCACGGCACGATGTGGGGCAACCCGTACTGGCGCGGCTCCGGGTGCCGGAAACTGGCAACACGCGCCTTTGAGATGGCGTTGCGGGAAGAGATGATGAGGCTGCGTCTCGCGCAACGGGCTGTGGATCTGCGGTTCCGGAAGATGGCAAGGAGCCTGGACGAACTGCACGGCCATAGCCTAGCCTGCTGGTGTCCGCTCGACCAGCCGTGTCACGGTGACGTGCTGTTAGACGTAGCAAACGGGAAGGGCTGATAGAGATGCAGGGATTACCGGAAGTCGATAAGTACATGCAGCCAGTAGCGGCAGCAATCTCACGGCACCTCGAATGGCAATCGCGCGGAGCGACGGACATCTACAACCGCGCTTACGAAGCGGTACAGAGAGCTATTAAGGACAAACCGTTACTACCTGGGCAACTGCCGCCAGAGGTGATGGAAATATGCCGCGACGTGGCGAGAGAGAGGGCTGACCGATGAATCTCGCGAAGCTCATAGCCAAGGGCAGGCTCGAGCCGATCATCAAGGGTGACATGATCGTCGGCTACCAGCGGCGCAGTAAGAGCCGGAAAGCCGCCCAGGCGTACATGCTGAAGGTGCCGAAACGCATCAAGAAGACAGCAGAAGGGGCCGAAGGGAAATGAGCGAGTGTGTGCCCAACGAGCCTGACGAGTGCCGGCGGGAGATCGTCGCTGCTATCGGCGAGGTAATGGCTATCCTGTACGATGTGGAATTGAATGAGCCGGAGCTGGTGGGCGTTGTGGTCCGGCGCATCCACGGCGAAAGCTGGCGGGAGATTGCAGCTGCGCGCGGGAAATCGTATGTCACTGAGTGGAGACGTTTCCACAAAAGTATACAGCATCATCGCGAGCTGCTGGCAGCGCTGAAGACCAAACGGCGCGTTACAGGGCCGTGGCCGGCGGCATGAAACACGCGGGCTATTACTGATGAGCAGGAGTAATAACAGGCAAACGGTGGCAGATAAACCGAAGTCGCACCCGCACCGGTTCCAGCCGGGCCAGTCCGGTAATCCGAAAGGACGGCCGCGCAATGCCAAAGGGGTCAAGGAGCTGCTTGCCAAGATCGGGCGGGAGAAGGTTGACGGCAAGAACGGCAAGAGGAAGACGCGATTCGAGGAAGTTCTGCGTCAGGTATATTCTGCGGCGGAAGACGGCGAGGCCTGGGCCGTGCAATTCATTGCTGACCGCACCGAGGGGAAGGTGCCGCAGGCTGTTCAGGTGGACAGTAAGACTGAGGTGCGTGGGACGATCCTGCTGGAAGCCGGGGCGCTGCTCGAGCTGACCCAGGCGGCCGAAGAATACGCGATCGAAGTACGTGGTGAAGCGGTGCCGGAGATTGGCGATGGGGTTGTCAACAAGATCGTCAACCTTATCAGTAAACCTCGCTGAGCCCGTCCACTATGCGCTACCTGATCTATGCACGCGTGTCACCGCGTGGCTCGTCCTGGACTGGTGGCGAGACGTCCATACCCGACCAGGTGCAGGCCTGCAGGAGCTACGCACTCGCTCGCGATCCCGACGCCGTGTTCGATGTCATCGAGGACGAGTTTCACTCCGGCGGATCCACGAAGCGCCCGGGCTATCAACGCATCCTCGCCGATCTGGCTGCAGGCGTCGCTCCGTGGGATGTGCTGATCGTGCGCCACCTTGACCGGCTGTCTCGGTCCCTGACCGATGCAATCCCGCTCTTGCGCTCGTTGCGCGACGCCGGCCGCGGTCTTGTTTCTGTTACACAGAACCTGGACATGGCATCGCCCACCGGCCGCGCCATGCTGCATATCATTCTCGTGTTCGCGCAGTGGGAAAGGGAAATCAACTCAGAGCGTACGAAAGCGAAGATGATCTCGATCTGCGAAGCCGGGGGCATCCCCTGGGGCATTCCCCCATTCGGCTATCGGCGCCCAGGCAAGCGGCAGAACATCCTCGAGCCCGATCCGGATAAAGCGAAGACCGTACGCGCCCTCTACGAGCGCTACGCCGCCGGTGAGTCGCCCGCGGCACTGTGTCGCGACATGGGACTTGCCCGCCAGCAGCTCTGGAACATCCTGCGTAACCCCATCTACATCGGTACCATCCGTTACGGCGATACCGACTACGATGGCAAGCATCCGCCAATCATCCCCCGAGTTCTCTGGGATTCGGTGCAACCCAGCGTTCCCAAACGCCGGCAAGGCAAGGCGCGACCGAATGCTCAGAGCTATCCGTACATGCTTGCCGGGCTCGTCCGCTGTCACTGCGGCAAGGTAATGACCGCCTACAGCACACACGGCCGCGGCGGGAAGAAATACTATTACTATCAGTGCAGTAGTGCCCCGGTATGTTCCACGCGTACATCGGCCCCGGCTCTCGATGCCATGGTCCTCGAAGCCCTGGCCGGCTGCCGATATCGTGACGACGACATTGCACGGATAGTTGCCGCTATCCGCAAGGTGCGCGATGCTGAACGCATCCGCACGGACCCGGAACTCCGAGCCCTCGGGGAACAGCAGCGGACACACACACGAGAGATCGAACGCATCGAGCGCGCATTCCTTGACGGCCTGGTGACCACCGACAACGCACCGCACTGGAATACCCGTCTGTCGGACACACGCCGTCTGCTGGCGGAGACACAGACGCACTCTCAGGCGCTCGTAGACGCCGCTGACGGGCCATTGAGCCATTTCGCCATAGCCGAGGCCGCGGCAAAAGAACTGCCGCACCTGGGACGGCTATTGGAGACGGCCGACGATGCAGCCGTACGCCGTCGGCTGGTCGCGGCGCATGTTGCACGGGTCCAGTGGATCGACGGCGGGAAGTGGGATATTGAGCTGACAACCGGGGACCGGTTAGCACAGACGTCAAGGATGGCAAGCCCAAGGGTGCTTATGCTAACTGTTTCGGCTGCAGGTGGCGCGATTTTGCGAGTGGCATAGGCGGGTCAAGGGAACGCGAAGAAGCTATGGCGCGGGAGTAGTCGGGATGCGGTCCAGTTTAAGCTCGACTCGGGTCAGAGATTCTTTAATCCAGATCACGTCGCGCCCGCGGTCGGCATCGACAACGGCTTGCGCTTGCACTTCTACCGCCAGAGTTTCAACTTCGGTATCCAGCTTGTCTACACTCCAGTGGATCGTGCCGAGGGCGATTAACCCAACGCTGGACGCAAGACCCACGATCCACATAAGCGCCTTCGCATAGCTGCATGGCTGTTTAAGCGGGAGCGTCATCCTTGTATCCTTCCGATCAAGAACAGGCGTGGACTCATTGAGAGTAATGCCGGCGAAATCTGCCAGTTCTCCACTCGCGGCGACAACGGCGGAAGGCCAGCAGCACACATCGCTGCAGCAATTAGTTCAGAGCAGAACCAAGCCTTCCGATTGTCCTGACGATTGCCCCGAGTCAGGAACCGAAATACGCTGCGATAGTCGTACCGCAATCCCAACTGCCCCACTAGGAACCCCTCAAGGCGATCCCTGGCGCTCTCGGTTAAGCCGTCAAGATCAAACCAGTCTATCTCGGTTCCGGGCGTATGCGCGATAGACGCATTTGCCACATGGCGCACACCCATACCCGCCCATGCCTCAATCACCGTGCCATCGGGGCAACGCCAGCCGACGTGAGAATATGGCGAGCGCGTCTGCCAGCGAATAACACGCGAGAGCAATGACCGGCCTCGCCAGAAGCCGACCACTGCCTCTCGCGGAAGTTCTGACTCGGGCATCATGGGGTGACTGGATCCTTTGGCGGCATGACAGGTGCCCCCTTGGCCGCGTCGGGCTGGACCTCGAGCATCCCCTCCTTCTGGGCAGCGAGCAGCAGCTTGCGGAGTTGTTGCATGTCCACGGTTGTTTCCCCCTGGGCCGTGCCTTCGCGCTGGCCCGTCGGCACGGTAACACCGGCGGCACCCAGGGTCCGTTGGAGCATGGTCATAACACTGCTCATGTCCATTTCCCGGCTGGCTGTGGCCGTGGTTCCGAATTTGTTGATGATACCGCCCCCGCCGGCGACGATTATGGAATCCTCCTCGTCGTCCTTCGCGGTCAGCTTCACGCCCCACTCGCCTGGGGATGTTTCAACCGGCTCGATCTTGATTTTCGGCACGTCCACGACATTCGTGTCGGTGGATCCGCATGTAGTCACGGGATCCGATCCTGGATGGTTATGGACGATGTACCCGCCCAGATTCTCGATGGCCACCGTTGGTGTCTTCGTCCTGCAGCCCGCCGCCAGCAGGCAGCAGATCATCACGCACAAAAGCAGGAGTATCGCCCCAAGGTTGCCGCCACAATGATCACTCCAGGCTTGTCCGATTCTTGTTCTCATGCTGCACCTCCTGTTATCGTTCGCGGCTGGATCATTTCGCTTTTCGTCGGGCCGGTTGCCGTGGCGTGCCGCGATTACCGCGACCACCGCCGCTGCCGTCTCGCCTTGGAGTCCCGCCACACGCACCTTGTTTCTTGCCCTTTGCCATTGCCTGTCTCTTTGTAGATCAGCTTGCCTTTGGTCGCCTCGATCATGGAGTCATCCCGTAATGACGATCCTGCGTCGTGAAGTTGCTCCGCCACCAGCAGTGTAATCAATCACCAACTCGGGAGCCGCTTCGTCGGGGTGATCTACCATTGCGATTTTGACGCTACGGTCGGTCTGGTTGGATCCTCGAATCAGTATGTTGGCATCGGTGTAGCCGTAGGCCGCAACCATCCCCGCAATCGCAGTCTTCACGTTCACCGCCTCATCGTGCCATGAGG